CAAACCTCTCCGCTCCGGTCGTCCTCGACTACATCGCCAATATCACGACGACCACCTCGTTCCCAGCCATCTTCGTCGAGGCGCTCTCGATGAAGCTCGCAGCCGTCCTTGCGATGCCTCTTACCGGCAGCAAGGATTTGTTCAAGCAATGCGTCGAACTCTATGCGGGAACAATCGGAAAGCCTGCATTCTTCCAAGCGACCGAAGCCTACGCCCCGGCTCGCGCTTCATCCGCGCCCGTCAGCGTTGCCGAAATTTGCCGTAGGGCTATTCTGCGTGTCGGTTCTGCCGATCTGTTCAAGCCCCATGGAGAACCAATGGTCATCGCCCAGTCCATTTACGAGTCGGTGCGCGACAGCTTGCTGGCCGATTTTCAGTGGTCTTTTGCTCGCACCCAAATCTCCATTGCAAGAGACGCGGCCAACCCAACGACCGGCTACTCGTTCCGATACGCAATCCCTACAGCCTGCAAACAGATCATCCGTGTTAACAACATCGACGACTCGGAAAACAACGCGCAGTGGGAAGTTGTCGGCAATTTCATCCACACCAATTTCGCGACTCCAATCATTCTCGATCACACCACCACGGTCACCGATGTGACCAAGTTTCCGCCTATCTTTGTCGAAATCCTTACCACCACTCTCGCCCTTAAATTGGCAGCGATTGTTGAACCACCCACCGTTGCCTCATCGAAATGAAATCCGAAGAACTCTTCAAAGAACTCCAGTTCCTTATGTCCAAGCCCGCTCTTCTTGAAGCGGTGGAGGCTGTGGCAAATTTCAGCGGCACGCTCACTGCGACCGCCAGCGAGATCATTCGCCAAGCGGTCATGCGTGTCGGCACTGCTGATGCCTTCAAGCAGAACGGACAACCCTTCGTTTTTGCCGCGAAATTCTACGCACAGACGGTCAAAGAAATCCTCTCCGAGTTCAATTGGCAGTTCGCTCGCAAGCAAACCTCTCTATCTGCTCCGACAACCTCACTGACCAACTACGACAACCAATACACTCTCCCGGCAGATTTCATCCGCGCCGTTCAGTTTGGAGGCGTCGATGGCAGTGAAAACTATGGCGACTGGGAGGTTTCCGGTGGATCAATCCATACCAACCTCACTGGCTCACAAGTCCTCGACTACATCGCTACCCCAGTCGATGACACCAAATATCCCGCCATCCTTTTTGAGATGGTCGTCGTCCGACTCGCCTACAAGTTGGCTATGGCGCTCGGCATGGGCGACCAAGCCATGGCAGCGGCCAAGGAAATGGAAAGTTTCGCCGCAAGGCCGTCTCTTCTCAAAGAAACCGAATCCGCAGCGGCTCCTCGCTCTACAAGCGCGATCACGACCAAAGCCGAAATCTGCAAGCAGGCCGTCATGCGTCTTGGAACCACGGACTCACTCAGTCAGACCGGAGGACACCCCGCTTTGTTTGCCCACTCCTTCTACGACCACGCTCTGGAGGAACTCCTCGCGGACCTTCCTTGGGCTTTTGCCAAGAAGCAGGTCAGCATCACAGCTAACGCTACCCCACCGACACAAGGCTATGCCAGACGCTACGCGATCCCCTCGGATTTCCTGCAACTCATCCGGGTCAACCAGATCGACACCACCGAAAACTTTGGCCAATGGGAGATCGTCGGCGGGTTCATCCACACCGATCTCGGCACGCCGATCATCATCGACTACACCTCGATGGTCACAACGGTGTCAGAATTTCCGGCCCCATTCGTTGAGGCACTCATCGCCCGCATCGCAGCCAAGATCGCGCTTCCCCTCACAGCCAAGCAGGACATCGCTACCGCCCTCGCACAAGTCGCAGTAGAGACTCTCAACCGCCCGACCATCAAAGTCCTCATCGAAAAATCAGCCAAACCCCGCGCAGGGTCTGCCGCCAACTCGGTCTCGGAAATCTGCCGCCAAGCCATCCTCCGGGTGGGAAGCGCCGATGTCTTCAAACCCTACGGGGAGCCGATGGCTATCGCGACCAGTCTTTTTGACCAAACCCGCAACGAACTCCTCGCTGACTTTGATTGGCAGTTTGCTCGCCTCCAATCCTCCCTCACCGCAGATGCAACGCCTCCCGCTTTCGGCTACACCACCCGCTACGCACTCCCAAGCGGCACGCTCAAGGTGCTTCGCGTCAATGGTGTCGATGAAGACGAGAACTTCGGAAATTGGGAAATCGTCGGCGGATTCTTGCACACGAACTTCACTTCGCCAGTCCGCATCGAGACGACTTCCATCGTGTCCGATGCCACAAAGTTCCCGCCGGTCTTCGTAAACATGCTCACCGTCACCCTTGCTATGAAACTTTCCCAACTCATGGAATCCCAACCCGCGCAGGTCGTTCGCCAATAACGCATGAAAAGTGAGGAGCTATTCAAGGAACTCCAGTTCCTCGCAGGCAAGCCCGCATTGAAAAATGCGGTTGAGGCCCGCGCCTCCTCGCGCCCATCGTCCACCTTTACCGAGGACGAACTCTGCCGCCAAGCGATCCTGCGCGTAGGAACTGCCGAGCAGTTCGGCCCCTCCTCGCAGGCGATGCTCCTCGCCAAGTCGCTCTACCCACAGGTGCGCGATGCGCTCCTCCTTGCCGGATCATGGACTTGGGCGATGAAGTCCACTACGGTCATCGAGACGCTGCCCCGCCCGGAATACAAGTGGGCTTACCGCTACGCGATCCCGTCCGACTGCCTGCGCGTCTTCCGAGTCAACGACTACGACTACTCGACAGGCGAATCGGCGTGGGAAGTGTCGGGCAACTTTGTCCTCACCAATGCCGATTCCGGCTCCCCAGCATGGGTCGTGGATCGTGTCTACGAGGCAGGCAATGCGGTCTCCAACAATGGCGCGGTCTACCGCTGCGTGGTTGCCGGTTCGACCAAGCAACCAGGCGTGACATCCAGTTGGACCACCGACTGGGATGTCTGGCTCGGAACGGCAATTACGCTGGAGTATGTCCGCAAAGTCACTGAGGTCACCCTCTTCGACTCCCTTTTCATCGACCTCCTCACGGCCAGCCTCGCGGCCAAGCTCGCCGTCCCGCTGACCGGCGATGCCTCCAAGGCCGCGCTCCTCGCCAAGGAAACCGACATCCTCGGCAAAAACCCTGCCATGCGCCGGGACTCCACCGAGCGCAAGGGTCGCATCAAGCCCGCATGGATGTCCTCGAAACTCGTTTCCTCCCGGAATGGCGGCGATGGCATCGAGGCGCAGGCCAAAGCCGGTGGATCGGGTGGGGGAGTCAGCTATCCTTCACTCCTCGTCCAAGTCGGAAATGTTTCGTCGGTCTCCGGCACGGCTCAACCCTTCGTCACCAACACCGGCACAGGCAACACCGCCGTTCTCAACTTCGGTCTGCCACAAGGCCCAGCCGGAACGGTTCAAGTCGGAACGACCACGACCGGCGCCGAAGGGACAAACGCAGCAGTCGCCGCCACAGGGACTCCAGAGAACCGGATTCTTTCATTCACCATCCCTCGCGGTAACACTGGCAACACCGGACCGCAGGGGCCAGCCGCCACCGTGGCAGTCGGCACGACCACGACCGGCAACCCCGGAACCAACGCATCGGTTGCCAATACCGGAACCAGCGGAGCCGCTGTTCTTAATTTCACAATCCCTCGCGGCAATGTTGGTGCGACCGGTCCAGCAAATAGTCTTTCCATTGGCTCGGTATCAACCGGCGCAGCAGGCTCGGCAGCGGAAGCCACGATAACCGGGAGCGCTCCAAGCCAAACACTCAATCTGGTGATCCCTAAAGGCGACAAGGGGGATGCCGCTACCGTGGCCGTCGGTAGCACAACCACAGGATTGCCGGGGACGATCGCTTCCGTAGCAAATTCTGGGACATCCGCCGCAGCCGTTTTGCAGTTTACGATCCCGCAGGGACCGCAGGGACCGCAAGGACCGCAAGGACCGCAAGGGGTGGCAGGCGGCTTGCCGCTTTCCGAAAGCAGCTACATCATCGCCAAACCCGGCGACGACCTTGCACCTAAATATACCGCAGCAAAAGCCCTGACTCCCAACGGCGCGGCAAAATCTGCCACAAACCGCGCAAGCCTCATCATTTTCCCCGGCACCTACACGCTCGCCGCCGAGCTGGCGATTGACGCCGAGTTTGTCGATGTGATTGGGCTGGGGGCGCAGACGCGAAATCCTGCCGTGCTCATCGCTGGCAACACCTTAAATGTCAGCGCCAACGATGTGCGCGTGAGCGGCCTTTCTGTGGGCGCTCAGTCGTTCAAAATCACAGGCGACAAACCCTTGCAGGTTTTTGAGAACTGCGCCGGGGGCGCTTCCAGCTTTGGCGGCGGCGCTCTAATTAGCACCGCAAGCGGGACATTTACAGACTGTTCCGGGGGAGTCGATAGCTTCGGCGGCGTAGGCGTGGCCAGCGGGATTTTTGCAAATTGCAGGCTCACGACTGGCTCGTTTCCCACAATATATATCCCAGGCAAAATGAGGTCTTGCTTGGATGCGGACTATAATGTCTTCGATGCGGATGGGATATACGATCCAGACGCCAGCTCTTTTTTCACCACAGCGGGAGTTACGGACAATACAGCGAAGCTCCAATTACAAGCCTTTGTGCTTGGCGTGAAACAACTCGGCCTCTGGAGCAGCATGGTGTGCTGGCCGCTCCGCAGCTCGCAGAACGCAGGCACAGGCTCAACAGCATACTCGCTGGGCGGGCTGGGGACATACAACGGCACGCTCATCAACGGGCCGACTTGGGGTGCGGATGGGATAACTTTTGCGGCTGCTTCTAGCCAGCGAATTTCAACCAATTTGTCTTTTGTTACTTACCCGATGGTTGCTTTTGCGCTTACAAAAGTGACTTCAGTTCCAGCAATCTCAAGCGCGTCCATTATTGATAATGACACAGGGTTAAATCCAAACCGAAATTGGGCATTGGGATTTCAAAATTTTGGGGGGAATCAAAATTCCGCTTATGCTTTTTCTACAACTTCAAACAATGGCCTCACGCCAGCATACACTCTTTCATCCAACTTCGATTCTCACATCTACCAATTAAATTCTAGCACTCACGCCCTTTCAAAAAATGGAACCCAAATTGCGTCTGCAACTCACGGATTAACGCTCAACACAAGCGCAACTCCAAAGGTCTTTATTGGTTCAAGGAGCGACGGAGTGCGCGGGTTTAATGGGCCGATCGCCTTGGCTGGAATAATATCGGGAACGGTCAGCGATTCAGTTTTTAACGATTTGCTAAAAAACACCCTCGGCCAAGGTCTCGGACTTCCATGACAAATACCATGCCACGCTACCGCGCTACCGCGCTTCAAAACAATAACCTTCCGTGGTTTTGTTGGGACACGACAGAAGGCGGCAAGACGCGACCTATGCAGTGGGGGGTTACGCTTGTGCCAACGCCGAACGACCTCGAAAACCCGACCGAGTGGACATGGAGCGCGATGCTGCCGGAGGGCACACAACTCCCAAGCTGGATCACCGTTATTTCAACGACATAAATCATGGACAGAAAATTTAACGCAATAACAGTCGAAACCAACGGTGTCCGCAGTATAGCGGGCGGCGGCACGGGTGCGGCTACGGCGGCAGCGGCACGAACCAATCTTGGCCTTGGCAATGTGGACAACACCAGCGATGAGGCTAAGCCAATCTCGACGGCCACGCAGGCCGCTCTCGATGGTAAGCCATCGGCTTCACAAACAATCGTAAATGCGCTGATTTTTGGTTAGAAAAATATGAAATCATTCCTTGCACCAACTTACACATTCACGCCTGGAGCCTCGGGCGTTGGGACGGTCGATCTGAGCGGAATCTCTGGCTTCAATATAAAATACCTCGTTGCCATTATTAACCAGACTCGCGGCGTCACGATCTACGCGACGGGCTCGACGGACACTCGCTACACGGCACTCTCTGGAACGACGCTGACGCTTTTTGCCAACACAACTGGACACAGCGCAGGCGATGTGCTGCAAGTGATTTACGAGGATCAAGCTGGCGCACCTATTGAGGATACAGCGATCCAAAATTTAGCTGCTACGCCCGTTCGACAAGTCGGGCAGATGGTGGATGGGGCTGGGTTTAGCGCCGTTGGCGCGAGTGTGCTGGATTCGTTTTTTAACGCGCCAATCGTTTCTGGCAGCGTTTCTTACAACCAAGCTGCGGGTAGCTTGAACATTTTGACAGGCACAACCGCCAATTCGGAGTTTTTGGCGCGGTCTGTGAAATCCTATCGCGGCTCGATGCGTATGCGGTTTTCGATATCGGCCTCTCAGCGTATCGCAAACAACAACCTCGCAGTGATGCTGGCCGACCTGATCGGCGAGGGGTTATCCTACACAATCAACTCGGCGACTTCTGTCACCGTGTCCGTGCCGGAGCATACTTTTAACGCGACAAATGTTGGCCAGTTTGTGCAATTCGGCGGAATTACTGG